CCTTGAAGTCGTGGAACATGCCACTGATAAGCCCAAGGGGCTTACCGCTGAAATGTCTTTTAAAATTCAGTGCTACGGATTTCCTCTGCGTACGCAGAGCGCAACTTGACAGTTTTCGCAATTTCTTTGAATGCTTTTTTGTCATTGCCATTTGCATCAGAGAAATATTCGAGGATGTCTCCATCGTCCCAAGTCTCGGCTACTTCGTCCCAACCATTGCTATAGTTATCCATTGCATACTGTTTTACAAAACAGATAAAGTCCTGTTCGTTCATTTTGTGTTCCTTTGTGTTTAAACTAACTGCCTTCCACACCTACAACGCAATGATACTAGGATTGGTTGACATGATAATATTAATATTGAATTATTACAACATTGTAATCAAACTAATTTACAGGCACTGCATTTATATATGTTGCACTGGAAAATGGTGTTTGTGTATCTAAGTATTCATTTTGTAGGTAAAGCATAAGCTGTGCCAATGGCAATAATTGCTTTAGTTGTAAACTAAATTTAAGGCTCTGTGAGCGATTTAAAGGGTCAACACTTACCTTGCCCTTAAAAAATAATTTGGTGAGCTTGTAGAGCCTCTAATCGATTTTAAGAAACCAAAGTATTACATGGTATTTTAGTGTACTATAGGATTCAAATACAAGGGTATTTTGGGTGCTAATAGTACGTTTTAAGTACAGTGTATAAAGTTGGGTGTAAGCTGTGGATAAGTGGTACTGGATAGAAAACCTGTTGATAACATCCTGTGGATAACTTTGTACTTATGCACAGGGTGTGGATAAGGTGTTGACAAGAACGCCACTGTAATTATAATCAGCACAGGTGAGTGCATGACGTTATTAATTAGGGGAGTGTTTAAACATGAATAAAACTACATCCGAGGACTACTTGGCAAAGCTCGAAGAGCTTGACCAAATTGATCAGGTATTGGGTGCGGGGGGCTTGAGCGAAGCGGAGCGGTTGGCAATGAACGCAGAGAGTCCAAAGATAAGAAGAGATGGTCAATTTGTAGGTAGTGAGCAAAGAAGAGCAAGACCTTTGACAGCACAACAAACAGCCTTTGCAATGTGTCTCATAAGAGGGGCGACACTGAAAGTGGCGTACAGGGAAAGCTATCCAAATAGCAATGCAACTGATGCTTGCGTCATGGCTAATGCGTCAAAGCTTGCCAAGGATTTAAGGATTAAAAGGATCGTCAACGATGGAGTGGAGGAGACGATCGAACACTTGTCGGAAGATGTTGCATCGACTAAACGATATGTATTGAAACAGTTGTTAGCACACAGCAAAACTGCTCGCCAAGAAGGCACTAAATTAAAAGCACTGGAACTACTCGGCAAGTCGGTTGGTCTCTTCATCGACAGGACGCAAGCAGAGGTCAAGCAATCAACGCCTGATCAACTCAAGCGAGAGCTTGCCACGCACTTAAAGCTACTGGACACCGTCAAGCCAAAGCGCATCGATGCCCCTACGGTCATCTCGCCAACGATCCAGTGATGGCGTGTAAACGGCTTGCGTGTAAACGTCAGGGGCGACACCCCACCGTACCGCCACCCCCCCGCCCAGCGTTGCAACGTCCCTCCTGCCTACTGCTCACTAATCCGCTCCTACAAATACCCCCCATATCATTTCTAATCTCCCTACCCACACTATATATATTTTGAAAAAAAGACTTGCATAACGTTCTCACATGCGTTTAAACTATGTACTGGAGGAATAAACAGTGAAAGCTTCGGTAACTGAAAAGGATAGGTTGGTGTTGGACTTCATTAAGGCGTATACCCGTTTACACGGTATAGCGCCATCCTATGCTGTTGTGGCTCGGGGATTGGGTATGAAGTCTAAAAGCAATATACATAGGGTTATCCATAAGCTGATCAATGAGGGCGCAGTTCTTATCAAACCACATAAGGCGAGAAGTGTTAGGGTGCTGGATAGATCTGTTAAAGAGATATCTAGGCTATGACATTGCTCACCAAGACAGAAATAAGTGGCTACCTATCTATAGTGGATAAGGTAGAGGAGGCGGAGCAGAACAAGATTAGACAATTATTGGAGTATGACAGGGTAGAGAGGTGCAGGGAGTCATTTATCTTCTTTGCTTCTCAGATGTGGCCTATCTTTATCTCAGGTAAGCATCACCAGATCATGGCAGATGCTTTTGAGAGAGTGGCTGCTGGAGAGTTAAAGAGGTTGATTATCAATATGCCTCCAAGGCATACTAAGTCAGAGTTTGCTTCTTATCTGTTGCCTTCGTGGTTTTTGGGTAAGTATCCGGAGAAGAAGATTATCCAGACTGCCCACACCGCAGAATTGGCTGTTGGGTTTGGTAGGAAAGTTAGGAACTTGGTAGGATCAGATGAATATAAAAAGGTATTTGAAACGAAGCTATCTTCGGATAGCAAGGCGGCTGGAAGATGGAATACTCATATGGGTGGGGATTACTTTGCTATCGGCGTTGGCGGTGCTGTTACAGGTAAGGGCGCAGATTTATTGATCATTGATGATCCACATTCGGAGCAGGAAGCCAAGCAAGGCAATCCTGCGGTGTTTGATAATGTGTATGAATGGTATACATCTGGGCCTAGACAGCGTTTACAGCCCGGTGGAGCCATTATTATTGTGATGACTCGCTGGTCTAAGAGGGATTTGACTGGGCAAATCCTTAAGAATCAATCAAAAGAGGGTGTAGATCAGTGGGAGATCATTGATTTTCCTGCTATTTTGCCGTCAGGAACCCCTTTATGGCCCGGTTTTTGGTCAAAAAATGCCCTAGAAGCCCTGAAAAGTGAGTTGCCAGTCTCAAAATGGGAAGCGCAGTACCAACAGAACCCCACGTCTGAAGAAGGTGCGATCATCAAGCGGGATATGTGGAAGATTTGGGAAGATGAGACACCTCCATCCTGTGATTATCTGATTCAAAGCTGGGATACAGCGTTTGAGAAGTCAAACAGGGCAGATTATTCTGCTTGTACAACATGGGGAGTGTTCTACCAACCAGATTCCCGTGGCAATTCAAAGCCAAATATAATATTATTGGATGCGTTTAAACAAAGGATGGAGTTTCCTGAGTTAAAAGCCAAGGCGATGGAGTTGTGGAAGACATGGGATCCAGAGACATTGATCATTGAGAAGAAAGCTGCTGGAGCGCCTTTGATTTATGAACTTAGAAGGATGGGAATTCCTTTATCGGAGTATACGCCGGGCAAAGGAAGCGATAAGATAGCCCGTGTAAACGCAATATCTGATCTATTTGCTTCGGGTGTGGTCTGGTGTCCAGATACAAGATGGGCAGATGAGGTGATGGAAGAGATGGCATCTTTTCCCAACGGAGACCATGATGACCTTGTTGATTCAAGCTCTCAGGCTTTGTTGCGTTTCAGACAAGGAGGGTTCATTTCCATCGATTCAGATGAAGAGGATGAACCTATCTATTACAGACGTAAATTGGAGTATTACTAATGAGCATCGACAAAGCTTTATACCAAGCCCCAGAGGGGATTGATTCACCAGATATACAGATTGAGATAGAGGATCCCGAAGCGGTATCCATCCACGCAGGCGGTATTGATATTGAACTGGAGCCGGGGCAAGACTACAGCGGAGACTTTGGTCAGAACCTTGCTGAGGTTCTGGATGAGCGGGTATTACAGTCCATTGGTTCTGAATTGGTTGGACTGATAGACGCAGATATAAATTCAAGGGCTGACTGGGCTGAGACCTATGTCAAAGGCTTAGAAGTTCTGGGACTCAAGTATGAAGAAAGAACTGAGCCTTGGAACGGAGCCTGTGGTGTTTATTCCACAGTCCTTACCGAAGCTGGTATTCGTTTCCAAGCTGAGTCCATCATGGAGTCTTTTCCTGCTGCTGGCCCTGTTAAGTCAGAGATCTTCGGTAACCCAACAAAGAAAGAAGAAGAGGCTGCGGTTCGTGTTGAGACCGACATGAACTACAAAATTACAGAGAAGATGCCTGAGTACAGACCAGAACATGAAAGATTGTTGTTTGGTTTGGGTTTATCAGGCTCAGGATTTAAGAAAGTCTATGATGATCCTATCCTTGGTAGGGGAGTGTCCAGTTATGTCACCTCAGAAGATGTAATTGTCCCTTACGGTGCTTCTAGTCTTAGGACAGCAGAACGTGTTACGCACGTGATGCGTAAGACCAAGAATGAACTGAAGAAGCTCCAAGCCAGCGGTTTCTATAGAGATTTAGATCTTGGGGAACCTACCAACATCATGTCAGATATTGAAAAGAAGAAAGCAAACCAACAGGGTTACAAAGCTTTGGACGATGATAGATATCAATTCCTAGAGATCTGCACAGACTGGGACATTGAAGGTTTAGAAGATCTGGATGAAGATGGAGAGCCTACAGGGATTGCTGTGCCTTATGTCATCACCATAGACAGGGGAACCAATAAGGTTTTATCTATTTATAGGAACTGGGAAGAAGATGATGACCTCAAACTCAGAAGACAACATTTTGTAGATTATTGTTATATACCCGGTTTTGGTTTCTATGGTCTGGGGCTTATTCACATCATTGGTGGCTACGCTAGGGCTGGGACATCGCTCATCCGTCAATTGGTCGATTCAGGGACATTGTCAAATCTGCCCGGAGGACTCAAAGCACGTGGTGCAAGAATCAAAGGTGACGACACCCCAATAGCCCCCGGCGAGTGGAGGGATGTGGATGTACCCAGCGGGGCTATCAAAGACAACCTGATGGCACTTCCTTACAAGGAACCCAGCCAGACTCTTCTGACGCTTTTAAATCAGATCACAGACGAAGGACGCAGATTAGGTTCCATTGGAGACTTACAGATATCTGACATGTCTGCCAATGCTCCGGTAGGGACTACCTTGGCTCTGCTAGAGCGTACCCTAAAGACCATGTCTGCTGTGCAAGCTCGGGTTCATTACTCAATGAAGCAAGAGTTTCACTTGCTCAAGGAAATCATCAAGACTTACGCTCCAGATGAGCTTGAGTTTAAGTCTGGGGATGGGCATTTTGCCAGCAGGCAGGACTATGACATAGTCGATATTGTCCCTGTATCAGATCCAAACAGCTCCACAATGGCTCAACGGATCATGCAGTACCAAGCTGTGATTCAGTTAAGTCAATCTGCGCCTCAGATCTACAACCTTCCCCAATTGCACAGGCAGATGATTGAGGTCTTGGGGGTCAAAAACGCAGAGAAACTTGTACCCGTAGAAGATGATGAAGTGCCAAAAGATCCTATTTCCGAGAACATGGGATTCCTTAAAGGCGAACCTACCAAAGCATTTATCTATCAAGATCATGATGCACACATAGCGGTTCATACCACTTTCATGCAAGATCCCATGATCGCCCAGCAAGTGGGGCAGAACCCAATGGCACAGCAAATGATGGCTGCAATCCATGCACACATCTGTGAACATTTGGCGTTCTCCTACAGATCCAAGATCCAAGACCAGATGGGCGTGGCTATGCCCGCCCCTGATACACCGCTTCCTCCAGAGGCAGAGGCTCAGTTGGCTAGATTGAGTGCTAAAGCATCTGTTCAGCTCTTACAAACCAACCAAGCTCAAGCCCAGCAGGCTCAGGCACAGCAACAAGCCCAAGATCCATTGATCCAAATGCAACAGCAGGAACTCCAGATCAAAGCGCAGGATGCTCAAACCAAGGCTCAGAAGTCTCAGGCAGACATCCAAATTGCTCAAGCAAGACTGCAAATGGAGCAACAAAAAGCTCAAATACAGGCGCAGGCAGAAGCTCAAAGAAACCAAATCCAAGCGCAGACAGAGATGAAACGCATTCAATCTCAGATGCAAATTGAGATGGAGAAGCTCAAAGAAAATGCTAGACAGGCAAACCAGAAGATCCAATCTGAACTGTTTAAACGGAGTCAATAATGGAAGAAAAGGTACTTAACCATCTTTTAAAAGAATTGAGGGAGAAGGAGCAATCCCTCCTAATGAGTCTTGGTGACGGGTCGGCTACGGACTTCCCTACGTACCAGAATATGTGCGGGCAGATTAAGGGTCTCTTATACGCACAGAACATCATGAATGACCTTTTACGAAGACTGGAGAAATTTAAAGATGAGTGAACTTTTAATCAGCAATGGCGAATCTACGACTGTTTTGCCAGACAGTGCAGAGGATAAGGCAAGACAATTGCCTGAACCAGCACGGTTTCATATTCTGACGGTCTTACCGGAGATCGATGATGAGTACGAAAGCGGATTAGTGAAAGCAAACGCAACAATGCACTATGAAGAGGTTCTCTCTCCTGTGCTGTTCGTTGTCAAGCTTGGCCCTGATGCTTTTGCAGACAAGACCAGATTTCCATCTGGCCCGACTTGTAAGGTGGGTGACTTTGTGATTGTTCGTCCGAACACAGGCACAAGGTTAAAAATCCATAACAAGGAATTCAGGATCATTAACGATGATTCTGTAGAAGCAGTTGTGCAAGATCCACGTGGAATAAGCAGGGGGTAACATGCCAGAAATTGAACAAACAGAATTCGTCTTCCCAGACGAAGAAGAGAAGTCCTCTAGGGCTGGCGGTAGGGTTGTAGAACCTGAGCCAGAAATAGAGATTGTTGATGACACGCCAGAGGTAGATCGCAACAGATCTCCAATGGCTACTCCTCCAGTTGAACCCACAGACGAAGAGCTTGAGTCTTACACAAGTAAGCAACAAAAGCAGAAAGTCCGGGAATTTGCAAAAGGTTATCACGAAGAACGCAGAGCCAAAGAATCTGCTCTACGTGAAAGAGAAGAAGCAATCAAGATTGCTAAAGCTGTCTATGAAGAAAACGAAAAGCTGAAAAGCACCGTTAATGTCAGTCAGACAGCCCTTCTTGATCAGGCAAAGAAGGTTG